CTTAAAGAGGGCGAGTATCAGTACCACGACGATGGCGCGATCAAATGCACATGGCCCGCCATGCTGCCGACCGCCAAGGTCAAGAACGATTGGGCGATCTACGGCAACACTGCCAGCTTCATCATCGACCGCTTCAGGGATGGCCACGTCAGCGCCAGCGCCGCCCACTGCGAATATGTCCTTGTGATGGTGCTGGACGATGTGGGCACCAAGGCCGCTGTGCCGCCGATTGAGCCGACGTGGAAGATGGAAACCTCAGAGGGGTCGTTTCAGTGGGGCTATGCCTTCTCTGAGCAGCCCACCAAGGCCGACTTCAGCGCGGCCATCAAAGCGATTGCGGACGCTGGCTACACCGACAAGGGCGCCATCAACGCCGTGCGCAATTTCCGCTTGCCCGGCTCGATCAACTTGAAGCCCGACCGCAACAACTTTGCCGCCAAGCTGGTGGAGTTTCACCCATCGCGTGACTTTACACTTGAGCAGATTTGCACCGCGTTGAATGTAACGCCCGCGCCTGCTGACTCTGTTGGCTTCAAGCCGATCCGTTTGTCAGACGATGGCGCTGACGATGTGATGGCGTGGCTGTCTGGCCAAGGTCTGCTACTGTCTAAGCCCAATCAAGAGGGCTGGGCTGGCGTGATCTGCCCCAACTCGGCTAGTCATACTGACGGCAACCCTGAAGGCCGTTACATGCCCGCTAACCGCGCCTACTGCTGCCTGCACAGTCACTGCGTTGACTTTGGCTCTAGCGCGTTTCTCAAGTGGGTCGCGGACAATGGCGGCCCCAAGCATGCCCCAGGTCTTCGTGAGGAACTGCTGACCATGGCCATGGACGCTGCGTTGTCTAAATTGACGCCTACTGACATGTTCACCGACGACGCGTCGGCCGTGATTGCCGAGGTCGAGCGCAAAGAACTAGGACGCGTTGAAAAGGCGCAGTGGTATGAGCGCTTTGCGTACATTCAAGACGATGAGTCCTATTTTGACATGCAAGACCGCCGTGAGGTGTCGAGGTCAACTTTCAACGCCTTGTTCCGTCACATCAAGTGCAACTCAATTCACGGCAAAAACCCCAAAGTTGAGGCGTCGATCTGTTTTGATGAGAACCGCCAAAAGTACGGCGCCAAGGCGCTTGTCGGCATAACGTATGCCGCCGGTGAGTCGGTCATTGTCGCCCGTGATGGCGACCTGTACGGCAACCGCTGGCGTGACGCGCGCCCGCCTGTTGGCGCAGGTGACGTGACCCCATGGCTTGAGCATTGCAAAACGCTTGTGCCTGACCCTGACGAACTGGAACACATCTTTGACGTGATGGCGTTCAAGGTGCAACACCCTGAAGTCAAGATCAACCACGCCGTTCTGCATGGGGGCGACCAAGGCTCAGGCAAAGACACCATGTGGGCGCCGTTCATCTGGGCAGTCTGTGGTGAACACCTCAAGAATCGCGGCCTGCTAGATAACGACACCATGTCGTCGCAGTTTGGCTACGCCTTGGAATCGGAAATTTTGATCTTGAATGAGTTGAAAGAACCTGACGCCAAAGAACGCCGCGCACTAGCCAACAAACTCAAGCCGATCATTGCCGCGCCGCCTGAGATGCTGACAGTCAACCGCAAGGGTCTGCACCCTTACCAGATGGCTAACCGCGTGTTTGTGTTGGCGTTCTCTAATGACCCCGTGCCCATCTCGCTTGACTCTCAGGATCGCCGGTGGTTTTGCGTGTGGTCGCATGCGCCGCGCATGACCGCGCAGGCTGCCGAGAAAATGTGGAAGTGGTACAAGTCGGGCGGCTTCCAAGCCATTGGCGGGTGGCTCGCGTCCCGTGACGTGACCGCCTTCAATGCCGGCGCGCCTCCAATGATGACCGAGTTCAAAATGAACCTAGTCGAGCATGGCATGAGCATGGCCGAGTCGTACCTTGTCGAACTCATGCGCGGCCGCATGGGCGAGTTTTCTAAGGGCGTGGTGGCGTCGCCCTTCCACGCGCTTTGTGACCGCCTAGCAGGCGCCGCGCCTAGTGGCGTGAAGGTGCCTCAGCCTGCGCTACTGCACGCGCTTAAAGAGGCCGGCTGGGTGGATTGTGGCCGTTTGAAGTCGCGGGAGTTTGACTCTAAAAAGCACATATTTTGCGCGCCTGACATGCGGGACGTCTCAAAGTCAGAATTGAGGCGCCTTGTTGAAGATGTGCCGGCGCCCTTGTCGGTGCGTTTGGTGAAGTAAAAAAAAGCCCCTATTTCTAGGGGCTTAAAAGTTTGGCAACTGCTACAAGTCGAGGAGAACGACAAGTAACGCAGCCAGTATAGCCGCGATTAGTAACGCCATCAATACCGCCTTTGAAGTGCCTCCATGGCGCCTCTGTTAAGCAAACGGCGCGCCTGTGGCCCTTCGGCCATGGCCGCCTTGTATTCGTGTTCATTCGCCTTGCCTTGTTCGTGCATGTAACCCAGTTCAATATAGTAATGCTCGGTGTAGGTCAACGGCCGGAAAGGTGAGATGGCGTAAAGCATGGTGTCATTCATAGCAACCCCTTGGCGCTGATAGCGTGGTGAGCGATAACGCTCGGGTCGCCTTCTTCGATGGCGTCAATCAAACCCGCAAGCGCGGCGCGTAGCTGGGCGGCCGTGGCCGCTTTGGGCTTGATCGTTGGCGTGTATTGATAGTCGGGGTCGAGTTCCTCCAATACCTCGGGCGCGCTGCCGTCATACATGGCCGGCGTGTTGTCGTAGTTGGCGCATGTGTGGCCACACTCAAGCATGCGCCGGCGGTCGTTCAATCTAAGGTATGCCTGCAAATAATCGGCCGTTGACATGGCCGGCGACCACTTGGGATAGTCGCGCTTCTCGCTGACCGCTTTGGCCTTTGGCGGTTTGTCCATGGCCATGCGGTACTTCATGGCGTTTTCGGGCTTGCATTTTACGGCAATGCCGTGGTGTGTGAATTCGATCATGTTAAACGTCCCAATCTTCGGTTGAAATTTTGATGTTGCAGAAATCTAAGTGTGTGTCGTTCATGTGCTTGCGAATAAGTTTTGAAATGCCGTCGATCAACTTGCGGTCAATGAGGCAGTTGCAAGTAAAAGTCGCAAACGGCTCGGGCGTCACGCCGTCGGCTTCAAAAGCGTTTCCATTGTGAAAGGTCACAATCGTTTTGTCGTAAAACTGGCTCATAATTTTTGAATCCTAAAGTCTGAAGGGTTGAAATCGTCCATGTGGCCATGCTTTACGGCAAAGGCCAAGCCGCGCAGATAGTCGGCCAGTTCTGCCGCCGCTGCGCCGTAGGTGTCAAATTGAACGGGCGTTTCGTCGCCGTCATTTATCCACGCGTTTTCCCATGTGTCGGGATAGAAAAGGGTTTGCACTTCGTAGGTCATTCGGTCATCTCCTCAATTTGCGTATCAGTCCATTCGCCCGTGTGCAAGTAGTCGCCCTCGTCATGTTGCAGCAGTCCAAGGGCTATGTTCTCGGCCTCGGCTTGGTCGGTCGCCTCGACTGTGTAAGTCGCCCACGTTTCGTATTTAAAGCTGACTTCATAGGTTTTCATGCTGCCTCCGTCTCAGTTGCGCAGGCGTCGCACTCGCTGTCGTGCTTTTCATATTGAGCGCACTCAAATTCGACCATTTCGGTGTAGCTGTCAAAGTCGTACTCCTCACCGCAGTTCATGCACGAATAGTTCCACTGGACGTCAAAATTGATGGAGCAGTAAACGCAGCCAGTCCAGTCCTCAGACGCTAGCCACACATTGCCCGAGTTGTCGTTGACGCCTGCGGATGTGTATTTGTCAATACTGAGGCCGGCTGCGCGGGCTGCGCGGATGCACTCAACTAGGCGGTCAATGTCCACGCCTTGGAAGTTTTGAAATAGATCAGTCATTTTTTATCCCCTATAAGTTAAGAAAAAGGCCAACATAAGGCCAACGGCCACGGCGGCCAGAATGTCGTAAATGTCTTCTTTGTTCATTCGAAAATCTCCTCAACTGATACATCTGCGCCGCGCAAGGCGACAATGACCGCCTTGGGCAACGCAAACGCCCCGTCATAATCGACAAGGTCAAGCCGGCCATCGTCTAGGCGTTCAAACCATAGGCCACCGCCCTCCGTGCCGTCTTTGTATTCCCACGCGCCATACATGGCCGATTCGTCGATCTCGACGTTGCCATGCTCGGGGCTTTCGCCCCATGGGTGCAATTTAATGTTGAATTTGTAAGCCATTTTTAGTTCTCCTCAAAGGTTGCAAAGCGGTCGAAAATGTCGCGGAAAGCGGCCAACAGGCGGTCTTTGTTGCCACTGTCGGCGGCGAAGTAGGCGTCGGCCAACGCGGCCGCGAAGCTACCGCCTGCGCCGTTGCGCATGTTGTGCGCCGCGCGGCAGTCAGCCGCCCAGCGCATTTCTTGAAGGGTTTCGTAAATGTCGTTCATTTTGAGTCCTTAATAAATTGGTACATGTTCCAGCCGCAAGTGACGACCTGCTCACCTTGCGTCAATAGTTCTTCAATCATGCTTCGGTCGAAAGCGTGCCATCCTTCCCAGTCGGCGGGATAGCGGCAAACTTCAGACCATCCGCGAAGTTCGCTTTTTTTGTGATATGCGATCATTGGTGCAGTTTTCATAATTTTCCCCTTTAATAATCAAAACCAACATAAACAACAGTTGAGCCTTTCAACTGGAGGCCGTTGCCCCACACGTCGAGCATGTCGGTGCAGTCATACTTCTTTGCTTCGCGGTTGTATTCTTCGCGCTGATAAACCTTCACAGAGTCGGCCTTGCGCTTGAAAAACTCGCCCTTTGGTAGGTCTTTAATAAGTGCTGTTTGCATAGTGTTTCCTTTAGGTTAGGTTTTATCGACTGTTTTTGTGTCGATGAATTATTGTAAATGATTTCTTTGCAATAAACCGCGCAGATGAAAAAAAGTTTGTTTGTGGATAGCGGATGGACAACAGGTGGACACTGTATAGATGGAATTTTGACCCACGCTCAAAAGCACAGCCTGCGCGGGTTTCGAGGGAATGTGGACAATGTGGACAATCATTTTCTAGCAACTAAAGTTAAAGATATTTATATAAGGGTTAATACCTATATAGTGTGTCAACGCAAGTTGACGCCTCGTCCGCCACCAATTTAAAAAGGGCGTCCACATTGTCCACATTGTCCACAAATGGGCGGCGCGTTTAATCGACGTTTAAGCCGTTTTTTGCGTTTTGCATGCTATCCCCTTGGCCGAAGTTGTCCACAGTGCAAGTGCTGGTTATCCACAGATTTGAATCTTATATAAGACTGAAACCTGTGCATAACTGATACCCCAAGGGGTTTGTTATCCACAGCCTGTGCATAACTTGTGGATAAGTTGGACAATGTGTTTTCATGTTGTCCACATTGTCCACACTCTTACCGGTACGGGTATAAACTGACTGTCCACATTGTCCACATTGTCCACATGACCTGGTGGCCAATGGCCAAAAGGATTTCAGATCGAGGGGAAGGGGTAGGGCCGGCGGCAAAGGGCCTGCGAAAACGTACGGGCCGTGAACAATTTTTTTTCTTATAGCTATTAGCAAAACTGCCTACTGTTTTTAAATTTTTTTATTTGTTGTAAACTCAACACTACGTGCAAACAGCATGGAGAGCCTATGTTCTATTCAATACCATTTACACCGCGCAAGGTGCAGGCAACAGAGTCGCGCTTAAAAGCGGTGTATGACGCCGCCAAGCTGGGCCTCAAAGGCGACTCACTTGCCTTGGCCGCCGGCATGCTCCCCACAGAATACCGACAACTCACGCAACTTGATCCTGTTGTGGAGATGGCCGCGCAAAAAGGCAAAGCAGACGCTGAAATAGATATGGCCAACGTCATCCGCAACGCCGCGCTAGAAGGCGACGCTAAGATGGCGCTAGAGGTCTTAAAGCACCAACACGGCTGGGTGGCCAAGCAGGCCATATCTGTCGAAGTTGATCAGCGCATATCCATCACTGGCGCGCTGGCCAAAGCAGAACAACGCGTGTTAGATATAACTGACGCCCAAGTAATAGAAGTACAACATGCAATCGACCATATACAGCGCTGAAGACGAAGAAGAGTTGATGGCGCGCCTATGGGCGCCAGCAATCAAGGACAACCCGCTGGCGTTTGTAAGTTATGCGTTTCCTTGGGGTCAGGCAGGCACGCCACTAGAACACTTCAGCGGCCCACGCAAATGGCAGCGTGAGATCCTGCAAGACATAGCCGTACACATAAAGAACAACCAAGGCCAGTTAGACTTCAACACCTTGAGAAGCGCCGTGTCTTCTGGCCGTGGTATTGGTAAGTCGGCGTTAGTCAGTTGGATCACGATTTGGATGCTCTCGACCAGAATAGGCTCTACGACCATCATTTCAGCCAACTCAGAATCACAACTGCGCAGTGTGACTTGGGCCGAGATAACCAAGTGGTTGGCCATGTCGCTTAACAGCCATTGGTTTGAAGTCTCAGCCACCAGACTGATGCCGGCTAAGTGGCTCACCGAACTGGTCGAGCGTGATCTTAAGAAAGGCACGCGCTACTGGGGTGTTGAAGGCAGATTATGGTCAGCAGAGAATCCCGACGCGTACGCGGGCGTACACAACTTCGACGGTGTACTGGTCGTGTTTGATGAGGCGTCTGGTATTGACGACAGCATCTGGGCGGTGACGTCTGGCTTCTTTACAGAGAACACGCCCAACAGGTTCTGGATGGCGTTTAGCAACCCGCGCCGCAACACGGGGTACTTCTACGAATGCTTTAATAGCAAGCGTGAGTTCTGGACGACCAAGGTGGTGGACGCCCGCACGGTCGAGGGCACAGACCAGCAGGTTTACCAGCAGATCATTGACGAATACGGCGCAGACTCAGCGCAGGCGCACGTTGAGGTCTATGGTCAGTTTCCGTCCGAGGGCGACGATCAGTTCATATCGGCCCTATTAGTTGACGACGCAATGAAGCGCCCAGCGTATAAGGACGCCAGCGCACCGATAGTGATCGGTGTTGACCCCGCACGGTTTGGTGCTGACGCGACAGTCATTGCCGTGCGGCAAGGACGGGACATTGTTTCAATTAGGCGCCATCGGGGCGACGACACTATGACGGTCGTGGGGCATGTGATCGACGTGATAGAAGAATACAAGCCAACATTAGTCGTAATTGACGAAGGTGGCTTGGGTGCGGGGATTGTGGATCGTTTGAAAGAGCAGCGCTACAAGGTCAAGGGCATCAACTTTGGCAGTAAGTCTAAGAACCCCATCATGTACGGCAATAAAAGGGCTGAAATGTGGGGCGCAATGAAAGATTGGCTCAAAGGGGCGTCGATACCGCTTGACAGATTTCTCAAAACTGATCTAATTTCGCCTATGATGAAGCCCGACTCTAAGGGTACAATCTTCTTAGAGTCGAAAAAAGACATGAAAGCACGGGGACTGGCCTCACCAGACGCAGCAGATGCAATTTGCGTCACGTTTGCCTACCCCGTGGCCCACCGTGAGGCGCGTGAACCCACGCAGCGCCGCATGTATTCAGACAGAAGCGTGGTGACTACTTCTTGGATGGGTTCATGAAAAAAGTATCTTTAAGCGTTGGTCGCGGTGAAAAGCTGCCCACCAGCAAGGGTGCTGGCCTGACCGCCAAAGGGCGCGAGAAGTACAACGCCGCCACGGGCTCAAACCTTAAGGCGCCAGCGCCTAACCCCAAAACCAAGGCAGACCAAGGTCGCAAGGATTCATTTTGTGCAAGAATGGGCGCAGTAGCGGCCAACGCCAAAGATGGCGAACGCGCTAAAGCGGCTCTTAAACGATGGAAGTGTTAATGAAAACGTGCTTTTGTTGCAAAACAGACAAGCCTTACAGCTTGTTTTTTAAACATAGCCAAACACCTGATGGCTATCATAGCTGGTGCAAAAATTGTTGCACCGCAGGCAACATTCGTTCACGAGCAAAGCAAAACTCTACCATTGAAGGCCGAGCAAAGATATTTTTGCAAAACGCCAAAAAAAGCGCGGCTAAACGCCAGCAATTGTTTGAACTTTGTGTTGCGGATGTCATAGATTGTTGGAACACCCAAGAAAATATTTGCGCGTACAGTGGGCGTTTAATGACATTAGAAGCAGGACACCTTAATACGGTATCCATAGAGCGTATTGACAGTAATGTTGGTTACACTCCAGAAAACACAATTTTGGTTTGCCAGGCTATTAACCGAATGAAATCAGATTTTGAGTTTGATGATTTTTATGAGTTGTGCCGAGATGTTGCTCAATTTTTGGGTGATGATACGTTAAACCTTGCTGTTGGAGCATACAAATGAAAAAACCCGGTAGCCCCGGCTTATACGCCGCAATTCACGCCAAACAGGCTCGGATAGCCGCTGGATCTAAAGAAAAGATGCGCCAGCCAGGCGCTAAGGGCGCGCCGACTGCCAAGGCGTTTAAAGAGTCTGCCAAAACGGCCAAAAAGGGGAAATAATGCCACTCGTAAAGTCTAAAACACCCGAAGCCTTCCGCAAGAACGTTGCCGCTGAAGTCAAGGCCGGCAAGCCCGTCAAACAGGCCGTGGCAATCGCGTATGCGGTCAAGCGCGCAGCGCCAAAAAAGAAATGAACTTACCAGTGCTGCCCCAAGACAAAGCCAACCACGCAGTTTATGGCGCGGTTATCGCAGCTATAGTGTCGATTGTGGGGCTTCCACTAGCTTTATTGGTGGTCGCGGGCTTTGCCATTGGTAAAGAGGTGTACGATTGGCGTCAAAATAAACAGCCCGAAATGCTAGACGCTCTTGCGACTATTTGCGGCGGTTTGTTAGTTCTTGCGCCTCAGTTTATCAATAGGGGTTTTTAATGGCAGATCCAACAGGCATGGTCGCAGTCGCTAACGTAGCGGCTGGCGGTAAACCTAAAAAGAGTGACTCTGACATTCTGACAACTGCCCGTGCGCGGTTGGACATGGCTGTTTCTGCTTTAGCAGAGTCACGCGAAGATGAGATAGATGACCTGCGCTTTTACGCAGGCTCGCCTGACAACCACTGGCAATGGCCTGCTGACGTACTGGCTACCCGTGGCGCGGTGCAGGGTCAGACAATCAACGCCCGCCCGACACTCACGATCAACAAACTGCCGCAACACGTTCGTCAGGTAACGAACGACATGCGTCAGAACCGCCCAGGCGCCAAGGTCATCCCAGTAGATGACAACGCCGACGTGGAAGTGGCAGACATTTTCAACGGCATGATTCGCCACATTGAATACATCTCTGACGCAGACGTGGCCTATGACACAGCGTGTGAGAATCAAGTTGCGTATGGCGAAGGGTACATCACCCTGCTGACCGAGTATTGCGACGAGAACACGTTTGACCAAGACATTAAGATTGGCCGCATCCGTAACTCATTCAGCGTCTACATGGATCCCCTGATCCAAGACCCAACGGGGGCCGACGCCAAGTATTGCTTTATCACCGAAGACCTGACCAAAGCAGAGTATGAGCGCCAGTACCCAGACGCTGCGCCTATATCTACCTTGCAATCTCTCGGTGTAGGCGACCAGTCAATCAGCAACTGGCTCAATGAAGACACTGTACGCATTGCCAGTTACTACTACATTGACTACGACAAGACCAAACTGAACTTGTATCCTGGCAATCAGTCGGCCTTTGAAGGCACGCCCGAGGACAAGATGCTCAAAGACATGTTTGGCAAGCCAATCAGGTCACGTGAGTCTGAGCGCCCACGGGTCAAGTATTGCAAGATCAACGGGTATGAGATTCTTGAAGAAAAAGAATGGGCTGGCAAGTGGATTCCCGTTATTCGCGTGGTGGGTAATGAGTTTGAGGTGGATGGCCGCCTCTATGTCAGCGGTTTGGTGCGTAACGCCAAAGATGCCCAGCGCATGTACAACTACTGGGTGTCCCAAGAAGCAGAAATGCTTGCTTTGGCGCCAAAAGCACCGTTTATTGGCTACGGCGGCCAGTTTGAGGGATATGAGGACAAGTGGAAGACGGCCAATACAAACAATTGGCCGTACCTTGAGGTCAATCCAGACGTTACAGACGGCCAAGGTGCGGTCTTGCCACTACCCCAGCGGGCGCAGCCGCCGATGGCCTCTAGCGGTCTATTGCAGGCCAAAGCAGGCGCATCTGAGGACATTAAGTCCACAACAGGTCAATATAACGCCAGTTTAGGCATGGGATCGAACGAGCGTAGCGGTAAAGCCATTCTGGCGCGCCAACGCGAGGGTGACGTGGGCACGTTCCACTACGGTGACAACCTGA